CCGCCCTCGCCTGCTCCAAAGCCGCCAGCAGTGCCCATAACACCGCCGGAGACGGCGCCGCGAACCGCGTTTGCGCCCCAACCCAATTCGGGTGCCAGCCCGAAGAGCTTCGCGCCCACGCCCGTTACGCCCAGCGGCAGCGTGGCCGCTACGCCGCCAGCGAGCTTGAGCCCGGTCGAAAGCATGGGGTTCTTTTCGTCGAACGCCTCGTTCTCTTGGCGACGCTCTCCAAGGCGCTGATCGTAGCGAGACGACCAATCGCCGCCCTCCCCGAACGTGGCGCGAACGGCCGCCTCGCCTTCGTCCAAATACTCGCCAATGACCGGGACGCCGCGAGCCAGGGCTAAGCCAACGTTGCCCGCGCTAACATCGCCGCGCGTGTCGACCGGCTCGTCATCCATGCCCCAATCCTCATCGGGGCCCGGCGTGGCGGATTGGGGGCGGATGGTAAGGCGCAGAGGCGCACCGCCGCCCTCTGGCGACGCCGCCCGCTGTAGGATCTGATCGCCTACACCCCAGTCGTCAAATTCAGCCATCAGCGCTTCCGCTTCACGGTGTTGTCGCGGGTGTCGAGATAAACGGCGCCAGAGGGCAGCGCTTCATACTGCGCACGGGTGCCCACTGACGGGTTTTCGTTGCTCTGCTGCGGTTGGGGCGGGGCAGCGCCCTGACCGCCACCAGCGCCACCCTGATCGGTAATAAAACCGCTTCCGCCGCGCCCGCGCCCGAGAACTTCCGCCGTCGACGTGAGTTCGCGCTTCAACTGGTCCAGCTTAGACGTGACCGTAGCCGCGCTGTCCGCGCCGCCTGGTGCATATCGGGTGGCATAGTTCTCGGCCTCAGACTGCGACATGCCGGCGCCAGTCAGATTGCGAATAAGCGCATCAACGCCAGACTGTATCTGGCGCCGAAGCTCCGCTGGCCTCCCATAACCCGCCGCGCCCATCGCGCCGTCAACAGGGCCAGTGAGTTCGCCTTTGTTCACCGCGCCCTTAATGCCGTCGAACTGGCCGAGGAAGGATTTGGTTAGGCCGAGACGTGCAGCCACTTCGGCATCAATCTTCTCGCCGGGACCGCCGGGGATAGCTTCAAGGCGCGTGGGGTCGGCGGCGCTGTAGCGGAAGCCGGTAGGAGGCTTCTCGCGCTCGGGAGGCTGGTTGGCTTTATCGGCCGGCCCACCTGGGATCGGCATAAGCCCGCCAGTCTCAGGATTGGCCTGATACCCCGATGGCACCTCTCGGCCGCTGGCCCGGTCGCCCATTATGGAAAGCTGACGGTCGCGGAACTGGTCCCCGATCTGGTCGCGCTGCCGGTTGTAGGCAGTCTCTTCCTGCCTCACTTGTCCCTGCTGCGTGAATTGAGCTTGGCGGAACTTTCGATCTTCCTGCGCAAGCGCCAGCATCGAAAGCGCCTCAGCACCCTTGATATCGCCGGCCTGCAAAAGCTGCTGGGAGGCGGCTTGAATGTCGAATTCTCCGTTCGGGCCACGCGGCACCGACGACAGGTCACGCCGTGCTCCGCGCACGACCTGTTCATCATTGGCCTGCAAGCCTTGCTGGTAGTCACCGAACAAGCCGGCGACGCGGTTACCCGCGAGCTGCCCCGTGGCAGCAATATTGAGCCCCGGAACTTCCCAAGCCATCAGTAGAGCCCGCCGATTTGGTTGCCGTTATAGGCCATGCCGCCACCGCCGCCTCCAAAGAGGCCGCCGATACCCTTGGCTATGCCGCCGATACCGCCCAGATTGCCGAGCAACGAAGTCCCGAGCGAAATCCCGCCCAATAGCCCCGCACCCTCAGCCTGCTCTTTCTGAGCTTGGGCGTTGCCGATCCCGGTCTCAGTGTTCCAAGCGATCTGGCCCAACTGCCCCCGATAGTTCTGGCCCGCCTGCCCGACACCTGTCTGAATGCCGGCCTGCTGGCCTGCCATTCCAATGCCCTGCGCGCCGAGGCCGCCGAGGCGATCAAGCCATCCGCCGTATTCCTGCCCAGCAAGGCCGCTGGCGCGGTCGGTGATCGCCGCCGTCGTATTCCCGGAGCCAAGCATGCCCTGCGCCGACCCGGCCCTGAGCGCCGCCTGTGTGGCTTGGTCGACACTCCACTGATAGCCGGGGCCGGCCTGAAACGCCGCCGTGGCATTCGAGTTTCCCTGCGCACCATTAATGCCGAGCGCATCGCCGTAAAGACCGTAGGCCTTCTGAGCTTGCGGCTCATAGGCGTCATACTCTCCAAGAGCGCGGCCCGCATAATCTTTGTAGGTGTCAAAGCCAAGCCCAAGCTGCTCCGACGCGCCCTTACTGCCTCGAACGAGGCCATTTATCTGCTTTTCAGCAGCCTTCGCGGCATTGCCGGAGAGAATGTCAGTGAGAGAACCCATTATGAAAGCTCCTCCAAGATAGCCCGCACAACGCGCTCAAGGGACTTCTGGTAATCGAAATAGGCCTGCGTCGGGCGCCCATCGGGGTCGAACCAGGGCTGGTCGGGTTCGGGCAAGGGCCGGAGCTTTACGGTGACAGGCATCAATCCACCTTCGCCAAGGTCATGTCGCCGGCGACGAGCGCGAGATAGACGGGCTCAGAGCTAGCAATACGCCATCTGCGGCCACGCGCCCCGGTCAGCCCGAGACGGCTGCGAAACACACGCTGTCCCCAGCGCGCCATCTGCCCAAGCTGGCATAGCAAGGGCGTCGACCACGTATAGCCGCCGTCGTCCGTCCAGCTTATTTCGAGCTTCGGGTCCGTCTGGTTCGGGTCAATCCCGTTCGCCAGGCCGACACCCGTCGCTAGATCAAAGTCGGCACGAAGGACACGGATGCGAGCCGGGAAGTCGCCGGCCTGTGCCGTTTCAACTTCGAACCTCAGAGGCTCGCCCACTTCATCGTGGACCGCCTCGGTAAGCTCCAGCAGCCATTCTGATTTGCTATCGCCCACAAGCCAACGGCCGGAGGCGAACACGCTACGCTGCGCCCGCCACGTCGAGGACAGGTGCGATCGGCGCTCGTGCCACTTGCCCGTCGTCAGGTCATAGGTCCACGACCAGTTAGTGCCTTGAACAACGAGGCAGGGATGCCCGCTGATCGAATGACACCAGCAGCGAATATCGCTCCGGTTTGGGTCCGTCTGAATGAGCCAGTCGAGATAGGGGCGGGAAATCTTTGTGAGCTGATAGCCGCTCAGAGCGTAGACTTGGCAATCCTCGCCAACCAGCAGCAGGCCCTTGGAGAACCCATCCTCGAAGCCGGTAATGGCCTGAGCGCCGATAATGCCGCGCTGGATGATGGTGGAGAATGAAAACGGGAAGCCGGTCGGGTTGCCCTCATTGCTCCACACCTCAATTGAGGCCGAGCCGCAGGCATAGATTTTCCCCGAATATCCGACAACTCGGATCAAGCCATCCGGGTTGGATTCTGCCGTCGCCATATCGAGCGGGTCGAATGTCGTGGCATTGAGCCCCGAGGCAAACATGCGCCCATCGGAAATGCCCATGACGAAGTAGCCGCCCACCGATGCTACGGAGTTGGGCTGCGGCAGATCCGGGTCGGTAAGAGCGATGACGAAGTTGTCTTTGACCTCATAGGCGCCGGTATTCGATACCGCCACGACATCGGGCAGCGGGCGTTTGTTGTTCCGGGCGAAGATTACCGGGCCAGTTCCGGCGAAGGCGTCCACGACGATTACCGCACCGGTCAGGTCGACCTTGACGATTGCGCCATTGAAGGCCGCGTAGGTGTAAGGGGCGACCGTCAGGCCGCCTCGAAAGTTCTCAAAGCCCACATTGGCGAAGCGCCGAAGGCCCGGCACGCGGCGCAGGACCGCAGGGGCCGAAGCGCCGCTGCCCAGCGGCTCGGCGTAGGCGTTGAAAAGCCGCCCGCCGTCCTCAGCGTGTGTGCGACCAGGCGAGGTCTCTGTCGGCAGCGGGATCGCTACCATTAGAAGAACATGCCCCGCGCGGTTTCATAGGTCGGACGACCCGCCTCCATCACGCGGATAGATTGGATCGCGCTGGGCACTGCGCGCTCTTCGGCCGCACGGCCAAACATCGGTGCCACTTTCACTGAAAGCATGACAGCGAGCGGCTCTAGTAGCCGGGCCTCGAACAGATTGTCATTCGGGACACCGACAAGACCTTCGGCTTCCAGCCCATCCAGCCAAGGCCGAATGATCCGGCGCACACCGCGTGTCGTGCAGGCGTGGGGTTCACGGTCCGGCCCGAGGATGAGCGCAATCTGGAGCGCGCGGCGGATCAGATCGGCGCGGGTCTTGGTGCCGCCTACATCATTGATGGTAGGAGCCGGACCCGAGCCCATGAACTGCAACCGGGCCTCGGTCGCAGCAACCGCCTCAGCGTCGGGCGTGACGCCAAACATGTCACCCGATGCCATGGCGAGCAGAAAGGCGATGTCCGTCGCCCATTCATCCTTGGTGCCATTGTCAGGGTCGTAGAAATCCAGCACGCCCTTCGCGTCGAGCGTCCGCAGCATGGGGGCGAACAAGTCGCCAATATCCTTCGCATCCTCAGCCGAGGCTTCCTGGCCCGAGCCCATAGGCCCAAGGCTGCGAAGCGCGCGGTTGATGATCTGCGTTTTTGTTTCAGCCATGCCGCGCCCCTTATGGAAAAGGCGGCCCGTAAGCCGCCTCCTCTATCAGTCGTCGTTGGTGGGGTCGGGCTTCTCGACAGCCGGTTCCGGCGTCAGGTCGTAGCCTGCACGCCATTCATCGGCGTCAGAGCCGCCACGATAGGCCGGCGGCACATTGCGCGCCTTGCCCGCTGCCTTGGCATTGGCGCCACGATCGCGGACAGACGGCTTGTCGTCTTTCGGGCGCTCGTCCTGTTCCTTCACGCCAGCGACGTGGAAGAAACGATTGAGCGTTGCCTTGGCGATGAGCTCGGCATTGTCGGTATCGACCGCCTTGCCCTTCTCCATGGCAACCCCGAACCATTCCACCGAAGCGGAATCGCCCAGATAGGTGATCTTGGTTTTGGCCATGATGGGCCTCACTCGATCACGTAAAGGACGGTCAGCTTGACGGTGCCGCCATCGGTCGGCGTGGCGCCGAACAGAATGTCGATGGTGTCAGCGGCCGGGTAGCGATAGCCCATGCCGAGTGAGCGGTTGGTGCGCGCCACAGCGCCGGCCGCCAGGGCAGCGGACGTGATATAGCGATCCGGGTCGTCGCCATCGCCAACGGCGAGCGTGGCGCCCTGCGTTTCGCACGCAAGGATAAGCTCGACGACGCGGGCACGGGCCGGCAGCGGCACCATCTGGAGTACGTTGGTGTCGACCACGGCATTGTCGAGCACGCGGACGGCGGTTGCCTCATAAACCACGCCGGCCGAGATCGGCTGCGGGTTCGGAGGATCGGGAAACGGCAGAGCCGGGTTGATGTAGAAGAAAGCCATGAGAGCATTCCTTTCGGGGGAAATGAGACGGGCCGGATCGCGTCATGCGTCCGGCCCTAATGGGCTCACGCGTCGCCAACAGCCGCGACGTAGGCGGTGTAGACGCCCCAATCGATGGGAACGGTCTCAGCGGGCAGGTTGCGGTTGAGGAACTGCGTCTTGCCGATGCCGTAGCAAGTCTCGATGCCACGACCCATGACGAAGCCGTAGTCGTCTTCCTTGCGCTCGGTGGGCTTGGGCAACTGGCCAACGGCATAGCCGAGGGCCTGACGACCAACGAGGAACACCGGGGCCACGTCGATGGCGCCAGCGCCGGCACCAGCGATCAGGGCGAGCTCGTCCATTTCAGGAATCTCGCGCACGATCACGCCGTTGAGGATGAGGTCGCCATCCTGGAACAGCGGGTTGCTGTCCACGCCACGGGTGCGGGCATCTCGGTTGAGCTGCTTCACGTCCGGGTCGTTGGAGAAGTCGCGGAAGGCCCGCGAGCCCGCGAACACGATGAAGTACTCACGGCCACCCTCGATGCGGATGGGGTGAATCTTCGGCACGGTGTTCTTGGCACGGCGCTTCATCATCAGCAGCGTGCCGTAGGACAGCTTGTCGGCGGTGTTGTCGATGTTCAGCAGCGAGGCCGCGTGATCATTGACGACGTAGTTGGACACGAGCGCGCCGTACTGGATGCGCTTGATATTGGCGGTGTGCCAGGTGTTCTTCTGGCCCGTGGTGGCGTTGGGGTAGTAGACGCCGTTCACGTTGGCATTGAAGTTGTCGCCCGGCGTGGCGCCGAGGTTCAGGCCCGTGCCGCCGACGTTGTGCAGAGCACGAATGATGTCGTCGCGCAGGCGGTTGGCCGCGATCTGGGTGAGAGAGGGGCGAACCTCTTCCATCTGATCGATGACTGAACGGCGCATCTGCTTCTTGTTCAGAATGATGGCGTCGCGCCACCAATCGATGCGAAGCGGCCAGCCGTAGGACTTGAGGTCGTGCTCGTTGCCGACCAGGGTCTGGTCGCCAGTGACGCCGCCAGCCTTCGGCAGAGCCATGAGCGGGATAACGACTTCTTCGCCTTCATCCTTGAGCTCGTTGACACGGTGGATAACCGCCGCGTCAGAGTTGCCCATGTATTCGGCGAAGAGATTGTCGCGCTGATAGTCGTGCCAGACGCGCTTGCGCCATTTCTTGACGACTAGTTCATCAGGAGGGGTCATAACAGCCATGACTTAGGCCCTTTTCTTTCCAAAGGCCGGGGCGGAATTGAAAATGTCCTCCTCCGTAATCGAGCCGCCATGGGCGATCCCGGCGTTGCCGGCGGCTCGAAGTAGTGACGGAGGGGCTTGAATGGTTGGTGCGGCGCCTGTGGCGGGAGCGGCCTGCTGTGCCGGGGCTGTGCCCTGCATCTCAGCGAGGATTTTCGCTCGAACCTTGGCCTCGTAAGCCGCTGGATCGTTGCCGACTTCGGATATGACGGTGTTCTGCTGGTGCCATTTCACGATGTCGCCCCAAGGATCGGGGGACGCGCGAAGCTGGGCCTCAACGGTCTTTTCGTTGAGCGTTCCGGCCGCTACCGCCTGTTCCAAGGCAGTCTTGGCCGCAGATACCGTCTCTTTGCCGTAATCAATCGAGGCCAGACGAGACGAGAAGTGCATGCGAGTTTCAAACTCACGCTGCTCAATCGGCGTCACGCGGCTGGCGAACTGCTTTTCAGCCCATGCCACAGGATCGGCCACCATCGACGACAAAGGATCTTCATCGACTTCGGGCTGGGCCTGTACGTTCGGCTGAGGAGGGGCGGTGCGCTCGGTGATCGCACGCATCATCTGCGCACGCTCTTCGGCCCACTGCTTCTCGCGGCGCTCTGCGTCCTGCTGGAGCTGCTTGCGCCACTCCCGCTCTTCCTTCAGTGCGCCGTATGAAACCCTCTTGGGTTCACGCTCCTGAGTGCCAGCCTCAGCGAGGCTATCCGGTTCGCCGGATTCGGTGGCGTCAGTCTCGTTCTCTTCCTCCGTTTCGACAACCGGGGCCGCAATGGTCTCGGTTACGGTCTCAGCGGGGGTATCGGTCGAGGCAAAGATTTCCTGTTCGTCGGAAAGGTCCGGCGTCATGTTCCACCTGTACGTTGGTTGGTTACGAGCGCCCGATTGACGGCCGGACGGCGCCGAGGTGCTGGTGATGACGCTCACCGGCGGAAGCGAAACCTATTGCTGGTCAGTCAGCCGATTGGCGGCCGATACCCAGTTCCCACAAAGCCTGATCGTCCAGCCCGCCGCTCCGTGTGAAGCTCTGGCGCTCAAGAGAACTGGCGCGCCAAGCATTCTCGGTTCGGGGCTTCGGGCGAGAAGGACGCGCTGCCTGCTGTTGGTTGCGCTGCGCCATCTGTTGAGGCGCGAGCGCGGTATCTACGCGGACCTTCTGGGCCTGCGTAACCTTGAGGATGGCGCTCGCCCTCGTGTCCTCGACACGGGCCAACGTCTCCATAACTTCGGGTGGCGTCATGCCCTGATCGGGCGCGGCCTGCATATCGGGGCGCTGTGCTTGGCCAGCCTGAGCCAGCTTGAGCACCGTGTTAGCCTGCGTCTCTTCGACCTTGGCGACGCCCTGAGCCAACTCGATCTGCATCGCCTCCATAGCGCCAGGAGGCGGCTGCGGAGGCTGCGAGGCCTGATCGAACGCGGCGAGGATTTCCTTCTGGGCGGCAGGCGGCAGATTGGCGGTCTGAATGAGCGCCTTGCCGATAGCCGCGACAACGTTCGGCGGGAGCGCCGCGCCAGCAGCGGACAAAGCCTGCCCTAGCGACTGCTGGGCATCTTCGCGCAGCGTCACGGTGTCAGGGCCTTCATCCAGCACGAAGTCGACCATGACTTTGCCGATGGGGTTCTCGACCCCGATAACCTGGCCCCATTCGTTCACACGGGGCTGGTTGACGCCGATGAAGCCGGCGAGGCCCTGATCGTCGGTGATCCGAACGAAGCGAGCTCCGGTCCAATTGGTGCGGATGGCTTCCCATGTCAGGGTGTAAGCCCGCAGCTTCATGGCGCGGACGCGAACGATGAATAGCCCGAGCTCGGAAATCGCGGCCTGCTGAAGCAGCGCTATCGCACGACCCGACTTGTTGGTGTCGCCCACGCCCATCGCGGTTGCGGTGTTGGGGCCGAAATTCTCGATTTCTTCCTTGGCTTCCTGAAGCAACTGCACGTTGGCCAGAGCCACGTCTGTGTTGCTGTTGATGCGCAGCTTGCCCGACATGCCCTGCGGCATGGAAATGACGCCATCGACGCGCTGTGCCTCGCTACGGAGGCGCTCAACGTCGTTGACGATGCCCTCCTCGACGATCACCTGCTTGGTATTGAAGGCGTGCAAGCTCTTGGAGCGACGATGGTTGATTTCGTCCGCCGGCCCCTTGAGGTTGCGCACGAAGCCGTAGCGATTGCCCTTCTCGTCGATGTTGCAAGTCTGCATCGAGAACGGATCGGTCGACTTGCCGCGACCATCGACGAACGGGCTGTCACCCTCGTAGAGAATGTCGGTGCCGGTGTAGACGGCACGCTTCCACGTGGCGCCTTCGCGATACCACACGTCGATGACACGGGCTTTCTTCAGCTCACCATCCCACCAGAGCGGCTCGCGATCTGGGTCCATCGCGTCGGCGTAGCTGCTGTCTTGCGACAGCGAGGTCATCGAGGATTCGATCTCCGTCGCCTTGTCGGGTAGCCAGGCCACGAGCTCGTCCTTGGCCATCCACTTCGCCGTGCCTTTGTAACGAGCGTCGGCAAAATCAGGCTTGAACGAGCGCGGGTCGTAGAAAAACGTCTCGGCCGGCACGCGAACCTGAACGGGATCGTTCGATTCGTCGTCGGTCGGCTCAAGCTCCAGCAGAAAGCCGCCGATGCCCGCAACACAGAGGTCGAGCATGACTTCGGAGAGCTCGCTTTCCCAGTAGCTGCCGTCCAATGCATAGCGCAGGCATTGCGTCGCCACATCGGCGCCATCGATATGAGCCGGCGTGCGCGGATAGGCCTTCGGATCCTGCCTCAAGCGCTCTAGGAGCCCGATAACGCCGTTGATCTTGCGCGCGACGCGGTTGTAGGTGATCGCCGGTTGCCCGCGCTCGGCAAGGGTCGAAAGCTCCTTCTCGGTCCACTGCTTGCAGTGGAAATAGCGATTGGATTCCCGGCGCTCGTCGATCTCATCGGACTTCATGTCCACGTAATCGCGCAGATATTTGCGGTACGTGGTCATGCGGTCGGCAGGCGATACCGTGGTTGCTGTGCCATCAGCCTCGCTGGCAGGAATGTAGCCCGGCCGCGCATCGGTAGACGGCACCATGCCCTTACGGCGGTCGTCAGGCGACACAACTCCCGGCGCCAGAACGACCGGCTGTTCGGCAAGCACTACCGCCATGAGGGCGAGCCCGCCGAGGTCTTGCCGATGGGCCGATAGCCGCTCGGCGCTTTCTCGGTCTTCTTGGTCTCAGACGGCAGCCACGGCCGCGACATACAGGCATAGCGCGCCTCGTCAGCGATATGGTCCTCGCTTGCCGTGTCGAGGTCTTCCGCGCGCACGGGATCGTGCTGGAGCACGGGAACGGTGCGGATGAACTCCTTGCAGGTATCAAACACGTACAGCATGGGCACTCCGTCCTGACCGCCTATGCGTTGGCGCATCTCGTCCCAGCCGCCCATGGCCCCGTTACGGGCGATGCGCTTGTTGTCGGCGGGGCGGAAATAAACTTCGTGCTGCGTGAAAATCTCACTGCGAGCCGGGCCGCCGTCCTGCGTGAAGATCGAAGGATCAGCGACGGAGTAGGCAATCTTGTCCTTGGCATCGCGGGCCACGATGCCGTTCGCGACTTCCTCGGTCGTGAGCTTCAAGCCGGTGTTGGGCTTTCCAGGCTGACAGCCGTACCATTCGCGATAGCGGATCAGGGCGCCGCGCGGGATGCCGTGGTGCTCATCCCCTGCGACACACCACCAGCCGACCGAGAACGGCTTCGCGCTGCCCCAATCGAACGAACGGAAGCGCAGCCAGTCGTCAGGCACCTCGAAGGCGTTGACGACGTTGCGCCCGCTCCACTTGTCGAAGAACGCGCCCTCGATCGCGCTCCAGTCGCCCTCAAGCCACGCCTTGACGAGCGCGGCCGAGCCGACCAGATGCAGCCGATTGATGTAGCCAGGGTCGCCATGCAGCAGCACCCGGTTGTCTGTGATCCGCGACGGGATCACTGCCATCTTGTGTGTCTCGCCATTGCTCAGCGGGCGAGTAATAACCTTCGGGCCATGCGGGAACGGAACAAGCCCATAACGCGCTGCAATCCAGTGCTGACCTGCACCGCCGGGGTTGGCGGTGAGTATGAGCTGCACCGGAACGCCGCCAGCCGAACGCAGCACGCCGAACAAACGATCGATGGGCGCGGGGTCAGGATATTGCCCAGCCTCCTCCACCCATGCGTCGGTGACGTTGCGCCCTTGGTATTCCTCAGCGTCCTTGATGCTGTCGAGATAGGCGAAGGCGACGCGCCCACCATTGGGCATGCGCCAGATTAGCTTGCTCTCGTTGAACTTGCCGCCGAGAGGCTTGAATATGTCCTTGCTGCGCTCAATCGCGTCTTCGCTCGACACCGTAGTACGGCGGAACATGATCGCATTGAACTTCGGGCCGTAACGCTGTTCCTTAAGTGCCCACTTGCCAAGCACGCCGTCTGTCTTGCCGCCGCCGCGTGCCCCACCAAAGAACACCTCGGAGAACGGGCAATCGATGAGAGCCTTCTGAGGCTTCGACTGCGGCCGCCAAACGATCTTAGTGTTCGGTGGCGTGCTCTTGTTCCCACTGCTCGTCTGTGGGGAGGTCGCCGCTGATTGCATGATTGATGTTCACGTTCTCAGAGCGCTCGACGATCAGACCGTTGATCTTGGCAGCGTCCATCATCGCAGCGCGAGCGACTGCGAGGCCCGACGCTTCCGCC